AATGAGTAGCATAACAGGTTGAGCTGTCAGGAGTTCCTCAAGCAAAGACAATGGAAAAACTTCTGTCCTCCGTTCCCCCATACCTTCCCATTTCCCTCGAATACGTTCACCTTGTGGGTGATTATCTAGTAATAAATCCCACAGGAATTTGTATTCCTGCTGATGCATATTCGCACCGATCACCTTCATGCCAGTACGTAACTCTATGTTTGCGATCGTAGGCTCACTAAGCCGACGTGACCAGGATTCAAGCCATTGTTTTGTCGTTTCGGGACTCTGTATTGAGTGATGAAGGGCAGCCATCAGGTGCGACTTACCTGATCCACGTTCACCGATCACAACTATCGGACGCGCCTGTGCAGGTCCAATAGCTTCTATTCCTTTTAAGACATCATGAGTCGGATAGGTTATGGAAAGAAAATCACTTGCCGCGATTTGAATGGCTCCATTTCCCTCACGATTTGAGAGTTCTATCGCAGTACCTTTTAAGCGTTTTCCAGCAAATTCCGGCCGAAGTTTGAGGTCAAGCATGTTTTCCACCTATATCTGTTTGATTTGTTATCTTACTCGTTGTTTCTGCCATATCGTTGTTTTGTATATAACTAAATCAATGGATTTTCATAAACATGATATCATATTTTCAGGGAAATTGATTACATAATCCTGTGCTAAACCAGTGTGTTAAGCTGGAAAACAAATAAAACCAAGTAATTGTCCGCTTTTTTTTAGATCTTTCAGATTACTCAAGTACTTAGTGTTTTGTATTCACAAAACAGCACCTAGTTTTGTCATATTCCGTATTAATTCTGCGGACGGGCCTTAGTATCCCTGAAGACCCTGTTTTTACTCATTTTTTAGGCTGATATACAGGAGTATAATGGCAAGATATCGCGCTTTCCGTGACACTTACTGCAACAGATTAGTTTAGTTCCTACGCTTCACCTCTACGACCACTGTTCCGTTAATGAATTCAACCAAGGCTATCTTGTATGTATCGTTATCCAACAGGGTTTTAAGGGCTACGATATAGTAATAGAGGCTTTCCTTAGGGATACCGTTCAACTGGAGCGTCAGGCGATAGGTCGTTTGTTTGATGATCCGGTCCTTGACCGAGGGTTCGGCCTTCTCGAGTTCTATGAGGAGGTGCGGGCTGGTCGTGGTCTTGGGCATGGTTTGGCGGGTTCCGACGTAGCGAAGGGGTGGAAGATGGCCTATGTCGGGCATTTCTTCCTCGGTAGTTAGGAGGTAGGACGGGTATTCCTCTTCGATGAGGTCTGTTAGTTCCTTGATAATCTCGAGTTCGGGCATGGGTATCATCGGTAAAACATCCTCCTATAAGGCGCGATATTCATGAACCGGTCTTTGTCCATGCTCTTTATATCGTAGTCCGGGTCTTTCTTAAACATGATTAAGCGATCGCTCATCATTTCGAGGATAGTTGCTTGAATCAGCTGGGGCATTTCTTCGGGGGTGTAGCCGTGTTCATAGGTAACAAGGGCTCTGCCTGCGCAGTGCCGTTCGAGGTGCAGGACATACTGTCTATGTGCATCAGGACGGCTTATATCCCGGATTTTTTCATGAGGTGCAAGTTCGATAATGGTTCCGGTACCTTCCTCGATGATGCTTTCGATTCGCCTTACCGGGTATTCTTCCGGGGTGATTTTAGTGCCATCATACGGGATCAGGCTTTCGGTCGTGGTACTGAGGATGAGGTTGCGGTCAAGATAGAGGCTTACAGCCTCGGAAACAGCCCCCAGGAGCATTCTGTTGCGTTTTTCGTCCCTGACATCGAGTTCCAGAAGTTCGGCGACTTTCCCGTATTCCATTAAATCCTGCATGTTTTGTTTCTCCCTCGCATGGGGCGCTTGACAGAAATATTGCTTGCGGATTACTATGAAGAAGTAAGGAAGACCGGCTCGACGAGCCGGTCTTTTTCGTTTTAAACACCGATAAACGCGACTGTTCCTCCTTCTATCTCGGCATTTCCGTCGGTGTTTTCAAGGAATAATCCCAAAGGCCAGCCTTGCTCTTTTCCCGCAATGACGCCGGGGCAGTCTGCTTCGAGAACTGTCGACGCCGAAGGCGTAAGCGGGAATTGGGCCGTACTCACTCCGGTCTCGGTTCCGAGGAGATAGAGGATGCACCGTTCCCGGGCGGGGATCGGGACGCTCAGGGTCACATCCTCGCCGGTCTGCGCCTGGACGGTTGCCCGCTTGCATTCCCCCGTGCTGTCCCGGATCACAATGGTGCGCCCGGTAAGCCCTGCGGGGATTCCCGGTACGGTGACGATGGCGTCCGCCGTCGCACCTTGGGTACAGCGGTAGACGCCTTCGGTCTGGAGGACCGAAAGGTTCCCGCCCCCCGTTCCGGCCCTCAGGCGCAGGAACGGTATGGTGATGCGCTGATCGAGGGCGGCGGTGATGAGGTGGAGGATCGCGGTTCCTGCGGCACCCTGTTTCGAGGGGATCGGGCTCACCTTTAAGAGATTTGCGTTGTATCCCATGGCTTAAGCCCCCGTCTTCAGGGTAACCATGTTGCCCTTCGCCCGCGTCACGAGAAAACCGTCGCGTTTCCTGAACCGGAGGAAGAGTTCTCCGTATTCGAGCGCCTCGGTCGTTGCGTCGAAGCGCTTGATCTCGACGCCTTTCCGGTTCCCGTGGATGATACGCTTCGGGTTCATGAAGATCGCGAAGGCCTGATTCGTCGCGATGTCGCCCATCTGCGGCAGGATGTGGCTTTCCGTGTAGGCGTAGCCGTCCACCGTGCCGGGCTTCCCGTCCATTGGGCCGCGCCAGATCGGGCGGCCGTTCGCGTCGACGATCCCGGTCACGTGCGCGAGGACCGACTCGTGGAAGAACCAGCGGCAGTCCTTCCGTTCCTCGGCGGGAACCATGAGGACCGCCTCGCGGAGATCCTTGTAGGTGAGCGCCGTCGCGGCCGAGCCGCCGATCGTCTTCGTCTTGATGTCAGCCGCGTTGAAGGCGCCCGTGAAGGGAGCGGCGTTCGCGAGGAGGCATTGCTTGTCGAACTCGAGGGCGTAGGTCTCGGTGAACTCGTCCATGAACATACTGCCGAGGTCGACAAATACGTCCTCCTCGAACTCGTCGAACCACGGGATGAAGCCCGCAAGGGTGTACGCCTTGAGCTCGACTCTTGTCGCGCCTTGCGGCTTCGAGCCATCGATCTTCTGGCCGTAGGCGGTGAGCCACTTGAGCTCTACCCCACCCCGCTCCCGCTGGGGAAGGAAGATACTCGGGCCGGTCATCGGTCGGTGCTTTACGAGGTTCATCATCACCGACTGCTTCGCCGCGTCCTGCATGATCGCGGCTTCGTAGATCGGGTTGATGAGGTACTGCTCGTTCGTCGCCATGTTGCCCATCGGCTCGCCGAGGGCGGCCTTGTTGTTCGAAAGCTGGAAGCCTTTCTCCGCGGTCCAGTTAAAGTCCCGCGGGTTGTTCCAGTTGTCGCTCTTGAGGTTCGGGCTGCACTTGAGCTCGCCGAGCGCCTGAAGATTTCCCGTCCACGCGGCGGCGATCGCCTTCCCGAGCTGGTAGCAAAGCTCGGTCCGGGTAAGCTCTTTGGGGCTTGCGGACTGAGTCTTGAGGTTCGTCCGCATCTCCTTGAGCGTTCCTTTGAGGGCTTCGATCTCGGTGCTCGTCGCGCTCTTGATCTCCGACAGGCTTTTTCCAACCTCGTCGAGTATTCCTTCCTTTTCGGCGAAATACGCGGCGGCGGCGGCCTCGTCGGTAAAACCGGTCTTCTCGACGCGGTTCATGCTCTTCAGTCGCTCATCGAGCGCCGAGAGCCGTTCATCTCCCATAACTGCCTCCTTCTTTCCGTGTTCCGCACGAACTGGCGAAAGCCCGTTCGGTCGGAGTTCTTTTCGGACTTACTGGTAGGGGCAGTACTTCCTGTATCTTCATTCGTCGTGGAGAATTTGGCATCGCCAAATTCTCCGAGCGAATCCGTTCGCAACGCGAACGGATTCGCCGGGACGTTGCAGATCGAAAACTCGAGCAGTTCCTGTTTCCGGAAGATGAGGTCGCATTTCTCTTCCGGCTGTTTCGCGTGGTCGACCCACTCGATTTCAAGTACGCGGAACCCCACGCTCCCGGCGCGGATGATGCCGTTCCGTACTCGTTCGCCGATCGACCAGCCGAACTCGTCATACTCGCGCTCGTTAAAACGGATGCGTCCGGTAAGGCTGTCGGCGACGGTTACTCCCTCGGAAATGCCAATGGCCGGTATGGCGTGGTTGTGCGCCCACAGGACCACGGGATTCGCGTTATAAGCCGTGAAGTCCCAACCTGCAGGATCGACTCGCTCGTCAAAGCGGTCGCAGTCGCCGGTTGAGAACACCCAGGGGAAGGTTTCGCTGTCGTCTTCCGCCTTCACGATGATGCCGGTGGTGATCATGTCGAGCGGTTCCGCGAGGGTTCCGTCCTTCCGGCAATATAGCTTGATGAACTCGCGGAGGGAAGCGAGGTCGTAGCGTTCATAGGCGCCCATTCCCTTGAATCTATACAGCATTCTCGTCCTCCTCCTGATACTGGAGATTGAAACGCATCGCGAGGCTGATCAGTTCGGGTAAGCTCCTTAATCCCGTCTTGGTGTAGGCGTTCGTTCGCATTTTACTGACCGTCGCTTCCCGGATGCGCATACGGGCGGCGATGTCCTTGATCGGGTAGCCTTTTACCGTCAAGGCGAGAGCCAACCGTTCCTTTTCACTGATGATGTCAAAACCGCGCAGTTCGCACAGTTCATTGTTCTCAATCGCCTTCCGCAGACCCTCGGGATAATACGGTCGTTTCTTCTGAATCGCCGCTTTCACGCGGAGGTATTCGGTTTCGGTGTCGATATTCGTGTACATGATCTCGACACCGTTCTTGACGAACTTCCAGCAGACATACGGCGTCAGTTCGTGAATCGAAATGCACATGAGGAGCGCCTCGGGGCAGATCGTCTTGATTCGGTGTAATTTTCTTTGTACTTCGAACCCGATATAGGACGCGCTCATCACGAACAGATCAATAAGCGTGCTCCTGTCTATTTTTTCCAATTCTTGAAAACCCGCTATGGTCTCAATGTTCATTCCTTCGGTTATCTCGCGAATCAACGGCTTCATTGCTATTTCGCTCATTTTGCTAAAACCGAAAAGTATTACCCTCTTATCGCTCATTGGTAACCTTCCTCGTTCTGTGGTTTTTCATGACGCTCAACCGGAATTCTGTTAGTGGGGCGGTACCAAGTATCGCCCCATGCCTTGCCGGGCTTTCCTCGCGCGAGCAACACGTCGTTGATCGTCTTGAGACCGGCATCGATTTCCTCGATATCTCGTTTCGACTGTTCATCCTCGCTCTTTTGTAGCTCGGGAATATTCGATACGTCGAACCGTCCGCGCTCCTGCAGAGCGAATCGTCTGAAAAATTGCGTTTCCACTATCATCTCGAAGTTTTTGAGTACAGGGATCAATGTGTATTTCCAGAATGCCGTGTGCTGGCTTTCGGTATCAGTTCCTGAAAGATTTGCCTTGGCGTCCTGAATGTTCGCTACCCGTGGAGGGATTCCGTACTTGGCGAGAATCGTATAGAGATTCCATCGCTTGAGGTCGAAGAGTTTTAAAACGTCGGGTGAAAAAGTGAGGGGTTTGAATTCGGTTCCCTTTCCGATCACCGCGATCTTACGGTTCTTCGAGTTTTTTCCGTACT